TAGCTTTGTAATCTAATTGCTGGGGGAATATAGCAGCACCGCCTGGATGCGTTTCTTGCTTTTTCCGCCAATAATTTGGATCATTAGTTTCAAATCCTAAGCGCATGTAAGGATCTAACTTTTCCGCCGGGCGCCCCATGATGGCAGCACCTGCTGTACCCCCACTTAATGGGCCAGTACTTGCGCTAAATTGTTTAGCTGCTGCATTAGCAGCATTAAAACGATTTTCTACTGTTTTTAAATCATTGCTAAGATCACGATATTCTTTACTTGTAAGTGCAACTTGATCTTTTAATGACTTTAATACTGTTACTGATGTACGCAAATCACTTGTTGAAGCTTCAGCCGCATTACCTAAAGATTTAGCTGCATCACGTAATGTATTTATATCTTGTGTTGCTGGTTGCGCGGTATTCTGTAAAGAACGAACAGCAGACTTTAAACCTTCAACCTGTTCAAGGCCACTGACCAGAGCCTTAATCGTAAATTCAGTTGCGGGATTAGCCATTTTTATTCATCGCTTGTAATGCAGCGGCTTCCATGACCTGTAAGTCTTCAAACATCTTGCGTTGGTCACTGACGCCGTACATTTCAAACGCCCATCTGATCGCATTATAGTCTAACCCAGTAGCACCGCTCATCCCAATCCGCCACTGGGTTTGCACACGTAAAAACATTACTACTATATCCCAGTTGTCTTCCCATACTTCAAAGTCAGTAGATTGCTGCGGCAAGTTGGGCTTGTTTATGCCTAAACCTGCCGCATCTTTTGCCGTATCATCTATGACGCCGCCACTTGCCCAATGCTCAGCAGCGGCTTCTAGTTTTTTCTTTTTGCTCCAGTCAAGCTAGCAAAGAAAGCTTGCACAATAGCGCCTGAAACCAATGGCGTGTCAAGCAATTTACCTAATGCTTCGTTGCTGTAGGGCACATCAGCGCCTTTAGGGTCAGTAATACCTTTCCAGCCTGTAATTATTTCACGCGCAAATTCAGCATCCTTGATGGTGTCTGTGTTGCTGCGTTCAATTACTTGTTCAATTCGTGATTGTGGCAACCGCTTAAATTCAGCATCAAAAGTTTGCTTTTCAAAGCGGCCACCATCAACCGGGAATTCAACAGTAACAGGCCAACTGTAGCTATCGGATTGAGCAAGAACAAAAGCCATGGTATCTAGGTAAAGGCAAGGGATAATTCGTCATTGCCTGCCGCTGTTGGGGTTGCAACATAAGGCAGGTTTAACATTTGGATGCCGTTCATATCGGCATAAGATGCATCGGCTAAGTCTGATTGAGCCATTGTAAGCGTCGCTATGTTACCAGCAGTGGTGCCATGCTGCAACGTAATGCTACCAGTAGTCGATCCGGTGCTTACACTAAAGTAATTTTTAGTGGCGAGCAATACTGCCTCAATTTGCAATGTGCCAGCGGGCTTGCGATCAGTAATAATAACTTCTTTAGCGCCGCCCACCAATTCGCGATAAATAATTTCGTTGCCAAAATCAAGGTCAATTGATTGCAATGCACCCGAATAGCTAAATGCCGAGAAACTGGTTGTATTACTATTTTTAAACACTAAAGGTGTTGATTGATTTGCGTAAGTAGGTGCTGCAAGCGCTGTATCAGTTGGTGCATTAAAAATGCCGGTCATCGTGAATGCAATCGTTGGGATTGCACCTACTGTGCCATTTAACGTAAATGTTCCACGAGCGCCAGTCACAATATGACGAATGCCGTCTTGGAAAAAGTACAAAGTAACAGAACTAAAGCTGGTACTAACAGGTGCATAGGTAGCACTTGTACTTGCCACCAAAGTTTCAGCTAGCCCACATGCTTTTAGCACAGGGCCATAAGCTGGCGCCGTACCCGCAGTACCGGAACCGGCTAACTCAACTTCAAAAGTAACCTGCACCCGTGTATTTGCTAGTAACTGCTCGTAATTACCAAGATATGGCCGGATTAATTCCCGCTGCACAATATCCGATTGCAACGGCACGATCTCTAAATTGCGCACCAATATGGCATTAGCCGCGCCAGTCGGTGTTGAATCAGTGCCGTAGGTAGCTTCAGTTTTGGCTAGAAGCAGCCTTTTGCGAGTTAGTAATGGCATCGGTCAGTTCCTCAGGTGCGGTGTTGGCGTTGGCCGGGGCAGTGCGCTCGATGAGCTTACGCTTGCCGGTTTTAGGATCTAGCAGGTAAGACCCGCCTTGACCCCAATATTCATCCACTATCATAGCCATCTTTAGCTTGCGAGATTAGTAACCGATGTGCGGTATTGCACTCGGTAATCGCACATCACAACCCCAGCGGGTTGATCTGCTTCGACTATATCAAATGTAACACCAATTGGTTGAATGTCAATTGCGTAACCGCCAAGCGTTAAATCAGCCATTATTTTGGCATGTAAGCTTTCAACAACTGGATCAGCTATTTGATCTGGTATCGCGCCACGTACAATTACCGCAACACGTACCGTTAAACTCCAGTCTAATGTCGGCAAACTTGTGTTTTGCGCTGCCGTATCAGCAAGCGGTTCAACAACAATCGCAGGTGATTCGCCGCGTGTAATAGGTTCGGTCCTGCTTCGATAAATCCTAGTGCTAACACCTGTGGTGCCTATTAGCGCTGTACGTATTGCAGCAATAATTGTTTCCCGTTTGGTCGTCATGATTATGCAGATGCAACTTGCACTATGGTACAGATAATGCCGGGAATGCTTGGATGCGCAAATGGACTGGTTTGCGCTGCCTCAGCATGGATATAAGCAGCAGCATTGGTAGTAGCCCAAATCAACTCAAGATAGTCAGCGGCAGCAAGCTTTAATACAAAATTAACAGTGCCAATTACATTGCCATCAACCCCGCCATGGCTAGACGTAATACTAAATCTACTATCAGATGCAACTACATTAGTACCATTCCTGCGCAACCAAACATTTATATCATGTATTAAAGTATCGCTGTTTGTAAACTGTATCGAAAATGTAATACTATAAACGCCAGCATAGGCAAATGTAATTGTTGTATTTGACGCAATACTAATGCCGCTATTATCTAAATCAGCACTACGCAATAAAACTGTAGTCGGTGTATTTACTGTTGCGGTTTGTGATGTTAAATCCCAAAACGATGCCCAATAGCCTGGGCAGCCGAAATATGGCAATTTATTCCAATTTCTTAAGCCGTCGCCTATTTTTAAAGCCGCTGTGTCTGATTCCTGCCCCAGTTCGCCATGCAATAGCTTTGGGTCAGATCCTGCCCAATCATTACGCTTAGCAACACGGATAGGAGCAGTCATGTTTTTTGCAATGCAATCTCAACAAAAGAACCATCATCTATTAACCTAGTCTCGCGTACAGTATAAGCAACAGATGCAACTGTAATAGCATTACCATATACTAAATTACCAAAATCAGATGCACGTGCCGTCAACATATAATCAGTGCTTAATACCATATCATTTGCAATGATTTGTGATGGCATGTCAAGAATACCTAAACCGGTAACGGCGCCAGCAGTACAACTGACGCCGAAATCGTTTAGAAAACCAAGCAGGTTTTCGGTTATCGCCATTAGCCGTACTTCTTAAGACCGTAACCAACGCAAGTAACATTGCTAGATGCAGCGCCGGTTTCGGCAGTACAGCTCAACCGTACATAACGCTTTAATGCGTCACGGTTCAATGTAAGCACTTCTTTGTAAGCAGCATTACCAATAGCAGTAAATGAGCCACCGGTAGCTGCTGTATAAGTGCTGTTATCATCTGATTCTTCAATGCGGAAGGTCAGATCAGTTGCAGCGCCAGCAGCAGTGCCAAGCAAAATTACTTGAATGTCACCGTCATAATCTTTAAGGTCAACGCCAGTCTGGTTGCCTGTACCGGTAATAGTTGTTGTAGCTAAAAGCGTAAAATGCTCTAGCTTTTCAAGTGTCTGTTGAAATAACATTGCGGGTTCTCCGTTTTGGTGGTTGGGGGTCTGGTTCTGGATCTACAGCAATCGTAGCTGTAATTGCTTTGCCGATACCAATTAATAATTGAGCATCAGCGTTGCTTGCCTCAACGGTAGAGCCAGCCCTTACGAGCTGGCCGCCTACCATCGTGGTCTTAGTGACCTGGATTAGCATCAGAGCGTATCAGCGCCGCGACAGAAGCCTTCAGGATGGCGAACAGCAAAGTCCACATCTTGTAGTGCTACCACACGTACAGTGCCGCTTGTGCTATGGGTATAAGGATCAACAGTTAGATCCAACCCAGACCACATGCCCATGATCAATTGAGACCACACAGCAAAGAAAACATCGCCACTAGCTACTTGGTTGCTAACAGCAGCGTTATAACCATTAACAGTGCCGCCTGGCTCAAAAATAAACTGTGCGGTGCTTGATGCTTTTTCTGTGGTCTTCAGTGATCCACGCATTGATGCATTCATCAAATACGACATGGCACCAATGTCTGCGTTGTCAGCAGCAATTGCACTTTCCATGCTCACCACTTCAGCATATGTAGGCACTGCACCAGCAAAGTTAACTGTATTGATGCCAGTTGTTAGCTTGATACCTAAAGGCTGGTTGGTATTACCCAAACCATACAAACCAACGCGGTCAATTTCAAGTGCCAATACAGTAGCTAGATCCTGACGGATCATTTGCTCTACATCAATGCTGGATTGCAACATTAATTTACGGCTGTAATCAGTGAACGCACCACATGTCTTAGGTGACATGTTGACTTGATCAACAGTCTGGTTGCTTTCAGTAGGTGAACCGGACTCAGCTACCCAGTAAGCAGTAGCAGCACCAGTTTGGCGTGGGATTGCAACGTTACCGCTAAGGCCGGTTAATGATGCAACACCAAGGCCAGCTAATGCTGAACGGTTGCGCAACAGCTCAATAAAGCTGCCGGGGCGGAAATCAATGCCAACCAAGTTGCCAGCAGCAGACGCAGTGCCTACTACCAAGTCGCGGCGCAATACATCATTAGGCACCATGATGCCTTGTGCTGTTTTGCCTGCTTTAGCAGCAGCAGCATCAGAACATTCGCGTTCAAATGCAGCAGCTTCTTGCATCCGGCGATCACTAGGATTAGCCAATGCATTGATCGCACGCTGAAAAGAGAACTCACGGCTTTCTTTTACAGTAAGGCCAATATCAGCAGCTTTTTCCGCTACTGGCTCTACTTTGACGCCAATCTTATCTAATACAGCAGCACGGGCTTCATCCAAGCTGCGGCCACTATCAATAAGTTGCCGAGCAGTGTCAGCCATGTTGTGCTTGTCGCATAATGCGGTGATTGCGGAAATCCGGCTGCGTTCGGCTTTAGTAGCCTCCTGCACCGCCGCAACGTCAGGCGTGTTGTCCATAATCTCCATGGGTTGTGGTTGTGGTTGAACGTCGAGCGAACGCCCAACGCCGACCGTTGGGTCTGCTGGTATGCTAACAACACTTATCTCATGTGCATTCCAATTGGTAGCAACAAAGCTATCTTCACGATGTTCCATTTCGTTTATTTGATACCCAAAAGATACATTACGCAGCACTTTATCTTTTACATCACGCAATACCTCTTGCGCAAATGGATTTTGGCTAAAGCGCACTGATACATAACCACGGCGGTCATCGTCATTAATCCAGCCGCGTTCTACTACACCAATAACACGATCTGGGTCATGATTAAACAGTAATGGCGCACCATCGTTTAATCGGCTAAGATCAGCAGCACCTGCATCATGGCTCAACACTTCATTGCCAAAATAGCGTGATACCGGATATTCAGAGCTAAATGGAAATTCCATTGTCCGCTCGTCATCAGCTAAAGCAAAAGTTGCTGGCTGTGACCTAATCATCATTTCGTTGTCTTTAGTCATCGGAGTCATCCTCATCGGGTGGGGCGGTAGGCGGCACCTGAATGGCACCATCATCATCTACCTGTGTTGGGTCTGTATCAACCACAATACCCATTTCAGCTAATTTTTGCAATTCCGCTTGACGTTGCAACAATAACTCATCTAAGTCACCGCCTTGCTCAGCCACAATTTGGCCTAGTGTTTTGAAGCCACACCTAACCGCATCCTTATATGCTGATACCTCTTTTACGGGATCAACCCATGCCCAACCGCGTGGCATCCACCTAGCCATCTTAAACCGATCAGGTGCTTGCTCATAGCCTTGCAATGATAATGCGCCGCTTAATACAGCCATATCCATCCATGTATCAAAAATACGCTGGTGGAAATTCTTAATCATCCAATCTTGTAAAATCCGCCAATGATCACGATCTTCTAGCAAGCTCAACCGGCTAGAGCTGTAGTTAGTCTGGCTAAAATCACGGCTTACTGTTTCATAGCTACAGCCAATACCAGCAGCCATTGCACGTAACATTGCACGTAAAAATGGTTCAAACTGTCCATCTGGGGCATCAAGCTGCGGCACCGTTACCGTTTCGCCCGGTTGTAAATACTTAAATACACCTGGTTCAAACTGGCTAACACGTTCGCCATCCATTACATCATCACCTTGCAACTCGCCTTCCGGGCTAGTAACAAAACCCATCAAGCTGCTAGCTGCACGCGCACGAATCACCTCCGCCTCCTCATAGCCCTGCAAATGATGTAACCGCTGGATAGCAGATGCAAACCATGTAGCGCCACGTGTTTGGCCTGGGCGGTCCATTCGATATAAATGTATTACATCAGCCGCTAATACACGGTTATGGCGTTGTGACGAAATTTGTTGGTTACTAAATTGATAGTCACCAGGGTGATATGCCAAAAAGTGATAAGCAATCGGGCGGCCCCAGCGGTCAACCTCAACGCCCATACGTATTTCATTACCCTGCAAACTACGGCCATTCAGGCCATCATCTAGTTGATCAGCTTCTATTATTTCAAGCGCTAATGGTATTGGTGAACCGCTAAATGATTGCTTTACTAACCGCACAAATACTTCACCGCTTTCTGCAATACTACGGATAAGTAACCTTTCAATATCACTAAAGCATAACTTGCCGCCAGTATGGCAATATTGTGCGTATGACCATTGGTGCCATAATGATTCAATCGCGTCATTAATAGGTTGATCTAATTTGCTACCGCGCAACATCCGCACTTGTGATTGAAACGGTATACCCTGCCCGATTACATTGCCTTCAATAGCGCGTAACGCTTGCCTTGCGTAATCATTGTCACGGCATAATTGCCTAGCGCGATCACGTAGTTTTTGCGCTGACCCGTATACCTCACTGTCAGCGCTAGTATTACCAGTTACCCAGTCAGCAGTAAGACGGCTAAATTTAGCGCCTTGATACATGCGTCTGCGTGGCTTTGTAGCGCCACTTTGCAACCAGCTAAAAATTGTAGAACGGATGCCCATTAGAAACGCACGAATAGGTTGTGTGGATTACCCAAGCCTTGCGCTTGAAGTGATGCCGCTTGCTCGCGCTTGACCTCAGCCTTTAGCTTACTTTCAAGTTGGATTAAATCAACCAAATCATATTTTTTTAAATTACGTGTGCCGATCCGATACTCCTGCACTACACCGCCAGATACAATCGCCCTGATCGCAGCCTTTACTGCATCTAGATCAATTTCCGCTTGGCTGCGTCCATCAAATGCACCAGGTGTGCTGGTGTAGCTCATCGCTGCCTGCACTTGCAATTGCCCAGCGCCTAACGTCAGCTTTTCCGTGCTATAAGTCGCAATCGCCTGCCAGTACCATTGCCCAGCATCAAAACCAGCACTGGTGCCAGCAGCAATCGTAAATTCCCACCCAGACCCAAAAGCTGTTCCTACAACTGTTGCTGCCTCAGCCGCTACATTCGCACGCAAATAATATGTCAACGTCCATGTGGCGCTAGTAATTGCATTGCCAAACCCGTCCGCCGCCGCATCATCACGCCATTTAATAGTGTCTCCTGCCCTAACCTGTGCTGGAATTTTCACCAATTACTAACAAAGGGTTTGTTTGATTTTAGCACTGCCTTTGCTTTTGGCTTGCTTTCTAACCGCCGCTCTAGTTGGTCCCATATCGTTCGCCTGTCATATCGCTGATACAACCAGTTCAAACCAGCATACGCATATACCAAGCAATCCAACGCTTCATTACGCGCACCGGGCTTCTTTACCCATTCACGTACCGGGAACCCTTTTACATATTTCAATGCCTGCTTTTCTGCTGTTAATTGCTCAAAATATTCCGCTGGTGTACCCATATGAAAATGCAACGCCTCATTATGTTTTAACCGCGCAAACAATGTTGTTTTTATAGTATCACCGCCAACTGGATATATTAATGCGCCACGTTTTAATTGCTGGCCTTTGCTGTTAATATCAACCTTACTAGCTTTGCCAATTGGTGGTTTACCGCGTTGGCTTTGGCCTTTAATCGCAATTACATTTTGCCTGCCGCGTTCTCTTGCGTATTGATAAACCTCAGCCGTTGCATGGCCGCCACTATCGACACAAACTGCATCTGGCCTAAACCCACCGCCATTAGCATGTGGCCATTCACGTAACAACAACTCATCTAGTTGCTTCCATACATCAGCACGGCATGGATCACCAAATATCTCTTGATGATGCACTAACCAACCCTCCTCCTCACGGCCCCACGCCCATACGCTAATAGCTAAGCGGTCGCCAATACTGCCGCCACCACCTTGCACGTCAACGCCTACAGTTAATGCCCATGCATCTGCTGGTATAATACCAGGTTCATAATGTTCACACTTATCTATTAAGCCAGCAGCATCTACCTTGCTTGCATAATCTTCTTCCCATGTCTCAGCCAATCTAGTATTAACAAAGCTCTTAAGCATTGGTGCATCAGCTTTTGCGCGTAAAAAGTCATCAACCATATCAGCCCAACTAAGCCAACCTAATGGTGAGTACAAGCCCGATAACTGAAACCCAGCCGTCTTACCATCACATGGCGCTGTAGCACGCCATTCACCTTCGCGTAACATCATTGGTTTATGTATATCACTAAATCTTTCACCGCAATGCTCACATTCGTATTGCGCAGTATTAGGATCATTATTTTCCCATTTAAGTTGTGCCCACTTCAGCCATTCCTTTACGCCACACTTAGGACACGGCACATAAAAACGTCGCTGATCACTACGTAAATACTCAGCTTCAATACGACTAAAATCTTTTACCGTTGGTGTGCTAGTTAATAAAATCTTACGCCTTGCAAATGTAGTAGCACGTTTCTCTGCCAAGCTAACAGGATCGCCCTCGCCATCTACATCAGCAGGGAACGCATCAACCTCATCCATAAAAATATAACGGCATGGGGTAGACCTCAAACCAGTTGCGCTATTAGCGCCAGTAAGCAACATCATCCCACCTGGAAACTCCTTCGCCAGCATCGTATTACCGCTATCCCTACTTCTTGATGGTGCGATCTTATCGTTTAAACAAGGCGTTTCACTTATCAGCGATTCCAACCTTTGCTTTGATAGCCGCTTTGCCATCTCAACCGTAGGCTGCACCAGCAGCATCGGACCCGGCGCATGTGCAATTACATAACCCAACCAGTTGCTGCCGCTTTCGGTTTTACCAGTCTGTGCAGCAAACATCATCACCACACGTTGAATGCCGCTATTAGTACTCAAGCAATCCATCGGCTCCTTCAAATATGGCGTCCTATTAGTCCTCCACGGCCCCGGCTCCGCACTTGCCTTACTGCTAAGCCTTCTATGCGCATCAGCCCATTCACTTACCGTTAGCACTGGGTCGGGCCGCAACCCATTCATAAATGCTGTCTTATAGATCGTCATCACTTAGCTCCATTAATGCTGCACGGTGTTCATCACTCAACAATTTATGAATCACAGTTGGATCAGTCTCACCAGCTAATTGGTGGCTAAGCCTATCAGCCAAATTAGCTAATGCCTCGCGAATAGTACGGCCCAACTGAAATGCCTGCTTCTTGATGTCCTCTGCTGGCAGCAACTCCTTACGTTGCTGTGAAACCTGTAGTTTTGCTAATTCTGCTTGGTAATGCTCGCGGCGCTCCCTGCTTATGTTAAGCTCAGGGATTTGATCGTCGCTAAGCTTTACTTCGTCTGGTGCGCTTACCTTTGCGCTATATGTTCTTAGTGTATTACGATTCCATAATTCTAGCGCCATGTCTCTATCAACATAACGCTTGCCATTTTCCTCTACAACTGCTGCCGCAATACGTGATTTACATGCGTGGGTAACTGCCGCTTTTGAGCATCCCTTAATTGCCGCTAATTCAGAAAACGTTATCAG